CACAAAGTGGACAAAGGAGAACTCTTCATTCAAGAGGGGATGACGCTAATTACCGAAGTTGACAGTGACAAATACCTTGATCTGGCAGCGCGTAAGCGTCGTACCAAGCAAAAAGAGGAAGTTTTTGCTCCAGAGACAAATTATCTGGAACATTTTGAGGACTGAAGTTAGGAAAAAGTGTACTAAATAACTTTTAAGGTAAACTTTTCATAAATATCATGCCATTAGAGCGTGTAAGTCGCGGTTTTAAAGACATAAGTCTTACGTTGAAGAAAAATCCTTTAACGAAGGACGTTATTGCATTGAAAAATGAGTATGCGATTTCACGCTCTGTGCAAAATTTAGTATTAACGACAAAAGGTGAGAAGATATTTGACCCAAATTTTGGGTGTGCTGTTAATAGACTGTTATTTGAGAATATTGACTTCTTTACTGCGAAAAGTTTAAGGGATGAAATCGAAGCCGTTATCAAAAGGAACGAACCAAGAGTTAAATTAACAGAGATTACTGTCGTCCCAAACTATGATGAGGGGCAAATGGATGTTACTGTTAAGTATAACATCGTTGGTCTCGATATTTTGCCCCAGGTTTTACAGTTCGTATTGCTGCCAACTCGATAAATGTCACTAGTAAACGTAGCATCTCTAGACTTCGCAGAGATCAAAGAATCTATAAAAAGTTACCTAAGAGCGGAAGGTAGTTTTACCGACTATGACTTTGAAGGGTCCAACTTCTCAATACTGTTAGATGCTCTGGCATATAACACTTACATAAGTGCATATAATGCCAACATGTTGACCAATGAGGTCTTCCTGGACTCTGCAACGTTAAGAGAGAACGTTGTATCTTTAGCACGTAATATTGGATACTTACCAAGATCGGTAACAGCGTCAAAAGCAAGGGTTTCATTCTATATTGACTTATCTGGGTTCGCAACCAATCCAGTCTCAATAACGCTGCGTAAGGGCATTGTAGCGACCTCTGGCATCACCTTTGGAGGTCGTAGTTATATCTACTCCGTTCCTGAGGATATAACTGTTCCAGTGTCTCAATCGCTAGCAGAGTTTAAAGATATTGATATTTTTGAAGGATCATACATTCAAAATACTTTTACTGTTGATAGTGCTAACAAGAATCAAAGATTTATATTACAAAACCCTAGAATTGATACTGATCTGATCAGAGTAGAAGTTAGAGAGAGTAGAAATAGCAATATTAAGAGAGTATATAAGTTTGCAAATAATTTGATCGATGTTAAAACTACTGATGATGTATATTTCTTAAATGAAATTGCAGATGAGCGATATGAATTAATTTTTGGTGATGGTTCTTTTGGTAGTAAATTAAAAGACGGTAACTATATTGTTGTCACATATGTTGTTACTAATGGCGAAGCTGCAAATGGAATAAATTCGTTCAAATTTACTGGACGGTTCTTTGATAACAATGGCAGTCCTGTAAAGGTCGTAGCACCCCTCATAACGACCCTAGAAGCGGGCGGATACGGGTCTCCTATAGAATCTATCGAGAGCATCAAAAAACTCGCTCCTAGGGTCTATGCGTCACAGAATAGAGCAGTAACATCTGGAGATTATGAGGCACTAATTCCGTTAATTTATCCAGAAACAGATTCTGTATCTGTATTTGGTGGGGAAGAACTCAGTCCTCCAAAATTTGGAAAAGTGTTCATATCAATTAAACCAAAAAATGGTTCTTATGTTCCAAACATTGTAAAAGATAATATTAAAATTGCTCTGAGAAAGTATTCTGTAGCAGGAATTATTGCAGAGTTTATCGATCTCAAATATCTTTATATTGAACATGATAGTAGTATCTACTACAATCAAAATCTAGGTAGTGCAGATAATTTAAAAGAACAGGTTAATAAAAATATTCAAAAATATGCTGATTCTGATGAGTTAAATAGATATGGATCTAGATTTAAGTATAGTAAGTTTTTGAAACTAATTGATGACTCTTCTAATGCGATAACCTCAAATATTACAACTGTTCAATTGAGAAGAGACATCAAAGTAACTACTGGTATTTTTAGTGAATATGAGATTTGTTATGGAAATGCATTCCATATTAAAGATTCAGTTGGTTACAACATTAAGTCTAGTGGATTCTCTGTTGAAGGCATATCTGGTACAGTTTATGTCTCCGATAGACCTGGTGGAGATGGAAAGACGGGAACAGTCTTTTTATTCAAATTGAATGCATCCAATGAACCAATTGTTGTTCGTAACAGTATTGGATCTATAGATTATGACAAGGGAGAAGTGAGATTGAATGCTATTAATATAACATCAACAGTTAAAAAGAAGTTTGGTGATGATATTGTTGAATTATCAGCAATCCCTAGATCAAACGATGTAATTGGTCTTCAAGATTTGTATTTACAATTAGATACTTCTTTATCAGAAACAACCATGGTCTCGGATGTGATTTCTTCTGGAATTGATATCTCGGGATCTCAATATATAGTATCATCAAGTTACATTAACGGCAAATACGTCAGACTGTAAGAAGAATGAATAGAGTTAAGATCCACCAACTAGTTAACGATCAGTTTCCTGAATTCGTTCAGCAGTCATATCCCGAATTTATAACATTTATTGAGGGATATTACAAAGGACTAGAGACTCCAGGTGCAGTTCTAGACGTTGTTAATAATATTGATCATTACACTAAATTGGAGAACATCTCCGAACTAGTTTTTGATGCCGAGTTGCAAGAAGATATACAATATACTAATGATATAATCAAAATAGACTCTACTTATGGATTTCCAGAGTCTAACGGTCTTTTAAGAATAGGTGATGAGATAATATTCTACAAGTCCATTGAAGGCAACACATTTACTGGATGTGTAAGGGGATTTAGTGGAATTACATCATATTTTGATAATGATTCAAAACCAGTAGAATTCGAGACTAGTAACAAAGATCTTCATAATCAAGGGGATATTGTATATAATCTTCATGCTATATTTTTACTAGAAATATTTAAAAAATATAAGCGTCAGTATGCTCCAGGGTTTGATAATTTAAATTTCTATGAGGGAATTTTTGAACCAACTGTAGTTTCTAGGTTAAAAGACTTTTACGCTTCAAAAGGATCTGATCGTTCCTTTAATGTACTGTTCAAAGCATTATACGGAACAAAAGTATCTGTAGTAAAGCCCAGAGACTTCTTATTACAACCATCTGATGCAGATTATAGAGTTACTAGAGATCTTGTAGTACAAAGATTGATAGGTGATCCAGCTGATTTAGTAAATCGTACTTTATTTCAAGACGAGACTGATTTAATTGCTAAAGCAGCGGGTACAATTACCGATGTTGAGCGCATATTTAAAGATGGAGAAGAATATTTTAAACTTAGTCTAGATTATAACCCAGAATTAGAAACTTTTGTATTCTCTATTCACCCGAAAACAAAAGTTACCAATCCAGTTTTACTCAATCAAGATTATCTTGACGTAGATTCAACAATAGGATTTCCAAAATCGGGAACTTTAATATACATCACTGATGACAATATAACTTACGAAATAGATTATACCAGTAAGTCTTCGACTCAATTTTTTGGTCTTTCATCTCCAGTATCTATTGGGTTGAATGAATCTATTACTACAAAAGATTATGCATATACTAATTTAGATAATGGTGATCAAGTTAGAGTAAAAATTACTGGAGTTTTAGGAGATCTTCAGTACGATAGAGATAAAACTTTTTACTATGAACCAGGAGATCAAGTTCAAATCGTATCTCTAGGTCAAAATAGTTCTGATTACTTACAAACAAGTTGGATTATCAATTCAACACCAGAATATGAGATTGAGTCTGTTGTACAGGTAGCATTAAAGTTAAACGGTGCTGCTCAGTACAGAGTCAAGACTTTTGATGAGAATGAATTTACCCTAGGAGATATTGGAACGGTAAAAGGATCTGATGGTAATCAATATGATATTTTCATTATTGGTGTATCAAATAAAAATGAATTTGATATTAACTTAACTACACAAATTGATACAGTCAATGTAAAGTACAGTATCAGAAGAGGTGTAGCAAAAGCAAAATCAATCAATAATACTCAGATCAATAGTATATCTGCTAATGTTCACAATGTTTACTCAACTGATCAAAATGCTAGCATAAATGATGGTAAAGATGAAGTATACGTTGTATCACCATCTTTAGCAGATTATTACAATACACCTGCAGACATTGAAGATTTATCTGTCATATTTGGTGGTCAATATGATGGATTTGATATTAATATTGGAAACAACGCTTTTATATCTGGAGATGCCGTTTATTATTCATATAATAATAATGTTGGATTAGATATTCAAGAAGGACAGTATTTTATTTACAAAGTTAACGCATCAACAGTCCGTCTTGCTACAAGTAGATCAAATATTAGAAGTGGAGTTTTTGTAAGAGTATTTGGAACAGTAACTGGCAACAAATTTGAACTTTTAAAAAATACTGGTCAAACACTAGGACAACAAAACTTAGTAAGAAGATTTGGACCACCAAAACAATCAAAAAGTTTAGATGAAAGGGCTACCAAACCTGGTAGCACTGGAATGTTTGTAAATGGTATTGAAATATCAAATTATAAGACATCAGATACAATTTACTATGGAGAAATACAGTCTATTGATGTCTCTTCTCCTGGTGAAGCAAACTATGATGTTATCAACCCTCCTGTTTTAAAAATTACTGATTCAGAACCAACTCCAGGAGTTGGTTTTGGTACTGATGCCGAAGCATTTTGTAATATCACTGGTTCATTATCCAGAGTCAACATTCTAAACAAAGGATTTGATTATACGGAAGTACCAAAAGTAACTATTTCTGGAGGAAATGGTACAGGAGCCATTGCAAAGTGCAATATATCAAAAATTACACACTTCAATAACTTTAATGCAGGTAGTTTATATAACGATGTAAATATCAATGATAATACTATTGGATTTACAACTGACCATAGATTTAGAGAATTT